GTCAGGAGTCGCCCATGTCCCTTCTTCGGGATCTGCGTCTCTTAAACTTTCAGGAAGTTCTGTATTGTCTTTTATCATCATGGAAGGTGAGTTTGAGTCTCCTATCGGGGTGTATGAAACTGTAGGCTTCACACGTGTAGGTTTGCTAATTTGAATTTGTCCATTATCTCTTGTGAATGTAGCCATCCAAACTGCATTTTCTCCAGTCTGAAACACTACTGAATTGTCCATAATTTGTAGTACTCGAACTGGTTTGCGAAGAGCCATTGATAGTGCCCTGCCAATCATTGCAGATACGGCATCAGCGCTATTTTGTGGACCGTCCTTGTCGTGATCTTCCCAATGTCCTTTTTCCATGATGCCTTCCTCGTCATCTTTAACTGAAATGGTGCCAGTTAGTTGGTTCGCTCCATGCAAAACAGGAGAAACCTCGTATAATTCAACTTCTTTAAGCATATTTGCTTGCTTGTCTGGATTAAAATCCGCAGTAATTGTTTTGTATCCAATTGACCACTCTTGCTCTTTTCCATAAAAAGCAACGTTTGCGAACGCTTCTCGTCCACGTTCAGTATTCAAATTAAATTGAACTTTAGCAAAAAGTCCACCAATGCCTGCTTTTTTCATTTTTTCAGGCAATCTAGGATCTGCTGGTCCAACTTCATACATTTCGAGAACTTTACCAATTGGTTGGTTCCAGTCGTGGCCCCAAACAACACGTGGTTTTCTTCGATGTAATGACGCTTTGAATGCGCCTGGAAGAACAATATCTCCTACGGAATCTTTGTTTCCTATGCCAGAAACAAAGGCTTCTACAATACCTTCTGCTTTGTCAACGCCAATTTGACCAGAAATTGCTTTAAACGTAAAATCTTCGTCTTCTTGGTTGACCACATTTGCGTTTGAATTGAAAAGTAGAGTGGACATAGTTCTCCTAAAAATAATTCCAATACCCATATCCTACATACTACAATGTGCCGTTCTAACACACTTTATATATAGTTTCTCTTTATAGTTTATATATTTATCGGCTAAATTTCAACAAGCATCGGCAATTTATGGTCAAATTCGGTGGCGCTAGTGGATCTTTAGGAAATCTAATAGGTATTCCATTATATATAAAGGCACTTTGTACAGGCACTTTTTCACCATCTAGGTTTCTATGCGCCATTCTAACCTTCTCATCTCTCAAAGAAAGCCATTGTTTGGTTATGGGTCGCCCCCCATCTTGCTGTTCTAATGCAACAGAAGAGTCAAATAAGCCTAGATTGTAGGCGCCAAGAACACCAGTATCAACAATTAAAGGCTTTCTTTTTGTTCGCAATCTATTAAAAACGCTCTTAATTAAAGAATATGCAAGGGCTATCTTAAGTGCCACATCAATATCTCCATTGCCAGAATCATCAGTTAATGCTGATGCCGTAGCCAGCGCAGCAACAATTTGCTTCTGCGTCGTGGAATTGAACTCGTTTACTGTGGCTATATTTTGTGAAACTGACGCATTTTTAGTGTCTTCCTCGACAGATGTTCCATATCCTTCTTGGATGTTATCTACAACGGCTTGTTTATAAATGCCATCCATTAAGGTGTTCATTTGTTGAGAGGATACCCCTAATGCTGCTAGTGGTGCAACCACGCTAAAATCTGCATCTTTTCCTAACCCAAGCAGTGCTTGTGTGGCATCAGATTCTAGTTCTTTTAAAACAATCTCTTCTTGATCGTCAATAACCGAATCAACAACTTTAGCAAACTCTTCCTCTAGGGTGTCCACCCGATATAGGGCTTTTTCTTCCCAACTAGAAAATGCGTCTACTTTTTCGTTTTGGAAAAAGGGAGGCTCTTCTCACCCTCCGGTTCCAATCTATCGCTCTCTAACTCGCTAGGAACCTCTGCGGCGGAAGCCTCAATTGCCATTGTTCCTTGAACTTCGCCCGCTGGGACAAAAGCGCCTTCTTCTGGGCTAAACTCTGTTACTTGTTCTTGTGTTGCTTGAGTTGCTTGCTGATCCATGGGTACGCCTTCTTGCATGTCGGCGTCTTCATTCATAGGCTTTTCTGTGTTTGCAATTGGCGACTGATTTGGGTTAGCCAAAAGTGAATCAGCAATATCTGACTCAACCTTTTTGCGACCAGAGAGTTCTCGGTATTCATTTACGCTAATAAGACCCATTTGAAACTCTGTTCCATAGTGGCGCTCCGCCTCTTGCTTTGAAAGAATCAAAATAGGAACATTAGACGTGTCGAAGTCAATATAGTGCTGAGGATCAATGGCATCAAACCCACGAGCAATCATAGCAAGGTGAGGAGTCATTGTCTCCATCCAGAATACTTTTCCTTCTTCCATGGCGTTTGAGAATGTTCTACCTGATGAATTTCCAATAATGGACTCAGGTACACCAAAGGCCGCAAGAATTTCTTCTTTTGTTAATGTTCGCATCTGAATGTATGCTGCATCACGAGGTGACGCTGCTGTGTCTACGAAATCTGCCCCATCATCTGAAGATATAACCCCAACTGAGCCTGCACGACCAATGTTTCCTCGGAACCTTGAACGAATCTCATCTTTGTCGTCTTCTGCTATTTCGCTTCTTAGCACAAGAAGACCACCTGGTCTTCCGTCGTTAATAAGGAAGTTTCTGTTGTAAATCTTAGCCAAAGACTCAACTTCAATTGCAACTCCGGCTGCTTCCATTGGTGTCATCGACAAATATGGGTCAAGTGGGTGTGGTCGTCTAATCCATATTACGTTTTCTGGGCGTAATGTTTTTTTCTCGGTAGCGCTTATCTTTACCTCGTAACCTTTTACAAACTTATTTACATCTGGAATAGGGGAAGTGTTTTGTGGGGGAAGAAGATGTAGCGCTGTTGGATTCCCGTCACGACCACGAATTATCTCAATAAAGACACCACGACTGCTCATTAAGAGTTGAGCGGAAAGCCGATATCGGAAAGCAAACGCATTCTCACCTTTATTGCTGGTATTGTTGAAAATCTTTAAAAGATCACTATCACCAATAACTTCTCCAAATGGGTTATTGTCTTTTCGTAAGATTACTGGTAGCGTGGCTTGATTTGATGCGATAACATCAATACATCGAAAAACCCAAGTAACTTTTGATACGCCTTCTTTGTAAGCCTTAACAATGTCCCACCCATCATGGTAACCAGTCTTAGGTTGCAAGTTTGGGCTGTATGCTATGGGCGCACCAACTGAAACTGACTTTTGTTCGCTATTATTTAAAGATTTGTTCCAAGCCATTATTCAGCCCCTAGGAGATAACCGTATATTGCACAGGAAAGACCAGCGCTTGCCAAACCCCACCCTAAACTTAGTATACTAATACCAAAGCCTATTAGAAATATGGAAGCGGACATTAACACGTGTGCAACCGTAGAACGGGTTAAAAAATTCTTCATGATATCTATTTTATCGTGAAATTGTCTAGGAGACAAGTAAAATATGTCAGTACAGACCGCAGATTGGGAAAAAATAAAAGACTACCTTGAACCTAGGCGTTCAGAGTATTGGGTAGAAGAGCCTTCTTTAACTCAAAAAGTTTTCCTTAAATCGCAATCAACAGAAGTTCTTTTTGGTGGTGCCGCAGGTGGGGGTAAGTCATCTGCGCTTATAATGGCTGCATTGCAATATGTTGATGTTCCAAACTACAGTGCTATTTTGTTTAGGCGTACTTATGCCGACCTCGCCTTGCCGGGTGCTTTGATGGATAGGTTTAGGGACTGGGTTGCAAGTTATGATGATGTGCACTGGAACGCAAACATGTATACTGCTACGTTTCCCAGTGGCGCTCGTGTCACATTTGGTTACTTAAACAATGTAAATGACTACCTGCGTTATAAAGGTTCTGAATTTCAATTCATAGGCATGGATGAGGTAACGGAGATCAGGGAAGCCGACTACAGGTATATGTTCTCTCGTCTACGTCGGCCAGCGACTGGACCACTTTCAACTGTACCGCTTAGAATGCGTGCCGCAACAAACCCTGCCCCAAACTGGGTAAGGCAAAGATTTTTAACGGAAGGTAAAGAGCATGGGCGCATCTTTGTCCCTTCTATGCTCACCGACAACCCAGGAATTGATCCAGACTCTTATCGAGCCGTACTTCAGGAGTTGGACCCCATTGAAAGAAAGAGGCTAGAGTTTGGTGACTGGTGGGCAACGACACTTGGATCAATGTTTGACAGAACAAATCTAGAAATTATTGAGCCATCAGAAGTTCCAGAACTAGACAAAGACACAAAGTTAGTGCGCTTTTGGGATTTGGCAGGAACTGAGCCTACTCCTAGCAACCCAGACCCTGACTGGACAGTCGGAATGTTAGGAGCCTTCCATAATGGTATATTCTACGTTATGGATGTTAGGCGAATAAGGGCAAGAGGGGAAAAGGTTGAAAGATTCATAAAGGACACAGCATTTGAGGACGGTCCAGAAATACCAATTCGCATGGAGCAGGAGCCAGGCTCTGCTGGTAAAAACTTAATTGATTCATATGCTCGTTACGTTCTTACTGGTTATGACTTTACAGGACAACGTGCTACGGGTGACAAGGTTACACGAGCAAAACCATTTTCAGCGGCAGTTGCAAATGGCAATGTGAAGTTACTTAGGGGGGCATGGAACGGTGACTTTATCGACGAATTATCAGCATTCCCAGAAGCAAAAGTACATGACGACCAAGTGGATGCCGTCGTTCATGGGTTCAATTTATGTGCCGGACTGGGTATGGGAGTTCGTAGAAAGATTGAAATAATAGTTTAGAATATGTTCTATGAGTAACATTAAAGTTTGGATTGATCAAGATTTATGTACTGGAGATGGACTCTGCGCAGAGATATGTCCAAGTATATTTGAGATGGCTGATGATGGATTGGCATATGTCAAAGAAGCAAGTTGGCCAACGATCTATTCAAAAGACGGTAAAACTGCATCTGATGACCCCATTCTTCAAATGGCTGGAGGAACAGCGTCTGTACCCGAAGACATGCTTGAAGATGTTATTGAATCAGCAGACGAGTGTCCGGGTGAATGTATATTTATTGATGTTGAGTAATTAAAAAAGAGTCTCAGTTTGTGGACCCATTCCACGAAACTTTTGCTTTTCTTTTTCAACACATCCACTGTGCGCCCATGCTTCTGGTTCAGACGTTAAGGCTAATGAGTTGGTTCCACCCTGCTCTCGAAACTGTGCCCACCCAGTCACACGCCTAAAAGCGCCTTTTAGCATGACTACAGGATTACCGCAAAAGTGGCAGTTCGCTTGAGGAATTTTCATTATTAAGCACCCCTTTAATACTGTTCGCTAAGTAATAGGCAAATTTAGGGGGAACCGCATTGCCTACCATTTTGTACCCATCTTCTATCTTATCGTAAATTAATTTAAAATTGTCTGGAAATGTCTGAATCCTTGCGCACTCCCTAACAGAAAGCCTGCGATATAGATGCTCTTTTCCGCTCTCAAAGACAAACGGACCATCTGGGGTTTTTATCATCTTTGGTGCTTGTGGGTGCAAGGGCATATGTCTTGCAGATGCCACAATGGTAAATGACTGCTGTTCCCAGTTTCTAACCCTATTTCGCATTAACCAAAAGGCTGAATAATCCCCCTCCATGTACTCATGGTTAGGGAACTCACACTCTGTAGACCTTGATTTACGATCAGCCGATTTGACTTGATATTGTTGAAGATCTAAAATTGCGCTTTTTAAGTTGGGTTTGCTTGATGTGGTTAGTGGCGATGGGAAGTTATAAGACGTAGAAATGTCCTCTCGTATTCCTAGAAAGATTACTCGTTTTCTATCTTGTGGAATGCCATACTCAGAAAGATTAAATAGTTTGACATGAATGTTGTAACCGCATACCTTAAAAAGGTTAGTTAAAGTTTCAACGACGCTTTTGTTTCTGTCGGACAAAATACCTTGCACGTTTTCTGCTACAAAAAACTTTGGTTGCTTTTCTTGTAGAATTCTTATAAACTCAAAGAATAGTTGTCCCCTTTTGTCATTTATACCTTTTCTGGAGCCACCATCACTCCAACTTTGGCATGGT